GTTGAGCAAATGGATTTCCGCCTGGAGCGAGCCCTCCGGGTATTTCTCGATGAACGCTGCGATGCGTTCCTTGACCTCGATGTAGCCCTTGAGGTCGGAGTTCTGGCCTGTAGCCCTGCTGGTCATTTACTTGCCCTCTTGTACGAAAACGCGAGCACGTCGCTGGCTGAGCAGGCCGTGTAGTCACCGTCTGGACTGAGCCACGAGAACCCTAGTGACGACGGACTCGCGTGGTGGTCGGCGAGGTTCCAATACTCGTCCCCGTCTCGCCACGCGAGCTCGTAGGCGTCCACCACGAACGTCGACTTGCCGTCCACTTGAAGCACTGAGAGCCATTCGGGGTAGCCCCGCAACAGCACCTGTGTCACGCGGTCAATGTCTATCGCGAGACTCATGGCTACTCCTTCTTGATGAGCGATTCAGACCCGCTCGTCGGCATGTGCGCCCGCTTGAAGATGTCCACCCACGAGGCCCCGGGGTGCTTCTCGACGCTCGCGTGGTCAGCCGAGAGCCAGCCCTGCTTGGCCGCAGCCACCACCACTTCGGGGTGCGACTCAGCCAGCGATACGAGGTCGTAGCCGTGGCGCGTGGAGCCGCGCAAGATCCAGGTCTCGTCAATTTCCCCGTTGTAGAGCAGGGGGTTTCCGCGGTCGTCGGTCTCGAGGTCGTCGCGGTTCAACTCCATATAGCGCTTGAGGAGGTCGCGGGCCTGCTTCATCGCGCGCTCTAGCGGGCGCAACTGCTCTGAGATGTCGTGGATGTCCTTGATCCAGTCCACCGCCTCGGCGCGCTCGCGGAGCTTCTGCTCCTCCATCTCCCGCGCGATATCCTCAACCACGAGCAGCCTCCATAGACGCGCGTAGCGCAATCAGCATTTTCCGCAGGAACACCTCGGCTCCGTGCTCCGCGATCGCCATGCTCGCCGTCGTGATCCACATCTCATCAGTCACGAGGGCCGGATACGGCGGGATGCCCGCGTAGATCGGATTCGCAAACACGTCCGCGATGTCGTCGGCCGTCCACTTGCTAACCACGGTCACGACTCAGCAGCGGCTCCGCACTCACGTCATGGAGGAACACGGGATCTGACTGGGTGTTGTTCGCCAGGACAAACTGCCGCTGGCGAAGGTCTTCGGCCGCGTCGAGCATGAGCCGGATGCACGCCTCAACGTCGCCCGTGTACTTGAACTGGTTGAGGTTGAAGCGCCCCGCGTCTGGCCAGTGGCGGTCTAAGGCGTCCAGCAGCGACTCGCTGATGAGCACTGCACGATAGCCCTTGACGGTGCTATCCTCGTCCTTGGAAGCGGTCATTCTCCTTTGATCCTTTCCAGCCCAGCATCTCGCCCCTTCGGGGGCGTTTTGCTACCCCGGCATACTAGCGCATTTGTAAACTGCGCGCTACACTCTCGCACCATGAAGTACCTACTGCTTTGTGCCAAGGACGCGGTCGTGTGGCGGGTCGAGGGCACGCGAGCCCTCACGTTCGCGCGGCGCTTCTGCTACGCCTACACCGCCCTTACTGGCTTCTTCATCGTCGTGGGCCTGCTGGCATAGCAAGAAGCCCCGCTGGTTAGACGGGGCTCCCTCACTGCGGCAGCGCTTAGCGACGCGACGAGTCTACTACGCGGGCGCGGGCGGGTCTGCGGTAGGGGCTTCCTCTTCGTCCTCGTCCTCGTCGGCTTCCTCAGCTTCCGCCTCGGCGGCCTCTTCCTCGTCTGGCTCTTCGCGCTGTTCGTTCGTCATTGGGGCGCGCTCCTTCCTGAGCACCGGCATTGTAGCGATACGGGTTTCACGTGAAACAATCGCGGCTACAATGCGGGCATGGATGAGGTAGGGCGGATACGCTTTCGCTGTGCTTGTGAACGCCGATGCTAAGGGTCGAGTACCGCTGAAGGTTGTGAGGCGCGTCGCTGAAGAAGGAGCCGAGTGATGGTCACACTGATGCGCGACTCTGGTCAGATGACTGGTCTGCATGATGCCGTTACCACTGGCAACGACGTACCTGCGGCAGCACTAACCGATATCAATGGCCACCTAAACATGGTGCTGGTCACCTTCCAAATCGAGCACGTCGAGCGTCACGTCGTCCCGATTCGTGGCGAAGACTATCCATCACTCGCAGCCATATGGGAGAACGACGAGGATGACGCGCCACCTGCTGAGGCGTCGGGTGAGGCTGCGGGACGCCACTAGCCATACAGGCAGTCCACCCTCCCGGCCACGTTCAGCAAGGTCGCGACGACGAACAGCAGCAACCCGCCCACCGCGAACCCCCGCCAGAAGTCGAGCGTCAAGGCAGGCGGAACACCCTGCCCATGAACACCGCCACGAGCACGGAGAGCGCCACCCAGCAGGCTAGAAACAGCACTACATTCATGTCCTTGGTACTCCCGGTGGCGTCCAGGGGAAGCGGCTCCAGTCCTCGAGCGCCTTCAACCTTGCGGTCAACGCATCTATCCGCGCCCGCGCTACGGGGTCTGTGGCAGCCTCAGCGGTCTCCGGTGTAGAGACCACCGCACCACCCGCTAGCCCAGCAGCGATCAAGGCGATGCGACGTAGCGCGTGACGGCGAGGAGCTGATGTGGAGGTCACGGGGCTGGCGCTGGTGTCTCTGCTGGCGGTGCAGGAGCGGTTACGACCACCGTGGGCGTGTTCGTCCCCATGGCCGGGCTGGGCACGTCGTCAGGGAGCAGCGCGCCCAGCAGCGGACGGGCAATGGCCGCATAGACGCCGAGGGCAGCCGCTACCAACTCGGCATCTGCACCGAGCCGCGCCATCACGAGCCCGATCAGGATGCCAACCGGGCCGAGGATGGCCCCCCATTGCGTCTCGGCTTTCCCGTTGACCGTGTACGTCGGAAGCGATGGCATTGCAGTCCTCCTACTCAATAGCCACGATCAGCCGCTCCGCCATGTGCGCGAGCGCAAAGAACGCGAGCCCGATCGCGATCCAGTTGAAACGTGGCAGCAGCGCCAGCGCCGCCAGTACGAAACACACAATGGCAATGACGATCAGCGCGACTTCCATCTAGCCCTCCCATGTCTTTAGCACCTCGAAGCGATAGCGGTGGATGTAGGTCTGCGGGTCGTAGCCCTCGTATTCCGTGCCCACGTTTGGGCCGATTGGCTCACCGTCCCAGTGCTGAGCGATATCTAATTGGTACTCGAACTTGCCGGTGAGGGCGTTCCAGCCGCGGTACGAGAACGCGACGTTGGGGCCAACAGGGATGGCTGGTGGGAAGTAGCGCTCCCACGGCACGCGCCCCGATGGGCAGAGCGTGTTGTGTACCTCGCGATGCTCAAAGAGCGTCTGGCCTGCCGGGTTGCGCGAGAGCGTGAAGCCGCCCTGCTCCGCTATCCACTGCGAGAGCGCCACACTCGATGCTACCTGAGCCTCGGTGAACGGCTCGCTGAGGTTGGAAGGTGGCCCACCCTCGTGCTCGATGCCCACCAGGCGCTCGTTGTTGGCCTTCGCGCCTGAGTGCCAGCATGAGGCATTGAGCGGGTAGTGCTGGTAGACCACGCCGTCCTTCGCGATCGAGAACTGCCACGATGCGGCATTAGGGTTGTCGAGCACCGTCCACGCGCCCATGAGCGAGCCCTGCATCGAATGACAGATGATGCCGTTGACGGCGTTCTCAGCCGGCCAGAACTTGCCTTCCGGCCCCGGTCGCTGAATCGCGGGCGCGTAGAACAGTTCCATCAGCCGTCACCTCCGTCTAAAGGGCGCGCTGCCTCATGTTCTGTGAACCGCCGCGCGAGGTCAGCCACGCCGTTGTCGAGCGATTGGAGGCGCGCCGAGTGCTCGTCAATCGTGGACTGGTGGCCCTGCACGAGTCCGCTTAGGACAGCACCTTCGTCGCGGCTCGCCCTGATCTGCGCCAAGACATCGGCCTCGATGATGCGGGTGAGTTCCTGAATCCCATCGGCAATCTGAGGCGCGGCTGCGATCGCCTTGGCGACTGGCACCAGTAGCAGCCGCCACACGATGTTACGCAGGATGTACCCCGCTCCCGCTGCGCCGGCCGCGATCACGGCCAGGTCAACGAGCCAGTGGCCCTCGCTGATCCCGTCGACCACCTCGAAGATTCCTAGGAACATAACGCGCCTTCGTCAGTCATTTGCGACCGTTTCATGTACGTCATGCGGCCCGCCGCCACCGGGTCGCCATCCGACCTCGACCCATGCGCCCTCGTACCAGTGCTTGAGCTGGTGCGGCTCCACGGACTCGTCGTACCAGAGCACCGCCCACTGCGGAGGCGGCCTGTGGCCGGCGTAGATCGTCACTGGCACACGGTAGGAATCTGGTTCTGGCTGCTGCGGTGTTGGCTCTAGCGTCACGACTCCACCCCCATGATGTACAGGTAGAACGCGCCGCCGTTGAGGTCGGCCGTGGCGATCACGAGCGAGGGCTCTCTCGCCGCGGTGAGCGTGATCCACGTCGCGATCGTGCCTTGCAGCGGGATCGTGACCTTGTTGCCGGTCGAGCTCCACGGAGCACCCGCCACCACCGTCGCGCTCACGATATCGTTCGCACTCTCGCCCGAGGTCAGTGCCGCCGTGGCAGCCCCGGCTGAGCCGAGCGCCGTGTCGACGTGGATAAAGGCGTTCTGGATGATGAAGCCAGATGGCAGCGGGCCATAGGGCTGCCTGAGCTTGATCGTGCCCTGCGCGCCGCCCTGTGTCGCGTAGCTGTACGAGAACATCCGCCCGATGGCACGGCTCATACGACGATCGTCTCGGAGATGGTGACCGAGCCGGTCCAGGCGTTCACGTCTGAGGCCAGCGGGTAGTTGATTGTCGCGCCGGTCGCCTGGTTGCGGAGCACGAGGTAGGCCGTGCGGTCGTTGAACGGGGCCGCGAAGCCGTCATTGGAGAGCACGATCGAGACGGCGAAGTTCGCGCCGACCGCCGCAGCGTTGGGCAGCGCCGCCGAGACGAGCCGGATGCGATAGCCGAGATAGCGCTTCAGGTGCTCCCGGTAGGAGTACGCGCCTGATGTGTGCGTAGTGTCCCAGTCATCCATGGTCGGGGCGTTCCAGCTGAGGTACGAGAAGTCGCGGGCGGTGAAGTCGCCGTATTCCGCGAGCCGTTGCGCCTCGGTGAACCCGAAGTCCTCCTGCTCACCACCGACCGCCTTACCCACGGCCCAGCCGCCCTCGAGGAACGCCTCGTCGCCGGCAGCGTCGCCAGTGACGAATGTCCCTCCCTCGGTGCTGTCGGCAAGGAAGGCGTCGTTGTGATGCGCGAACCGCGCCGTGGGGGTTACGCCCTGAGAAATCATGTATCTCAGGTGGCGTGGGTAGCGGAGCGCAATCGGCCTGTCCGCGAAAGAATCGAGCAGGCGCTGGTAGAACTCATCCAGGTCTGTCCAGTAGGCCGAGGACTCGTTCTGGATGTCACCCAGCGTGGTCGAGTCGTGCCACTCGCCCCACTTGCCGAGGAACCCGGCCTCGTAGAGCGCGATCACGTCCTTGTTGGCGTTGCACTTGGCCGCAAGCTGCGTGATGTGCGTGTACATGCGCGCCAGCGAGACATCGTTCGTGTCAGACCCGGCGTAGTCGTACACGAACCTGACGACCATCTTGATCCCGTTTGCGCGGAACCAGTCGAAGTCGGCCTGCATGTTGTCGAGATAGGCCGCCGAGATCTGATCGTCGCCACGGAACGCCCGCAGGTCGTAGACGCACTTGACGAGGTTGACCTGCTGGGTCTGTTGTAGCCCCAGGATCTCGCTCTGGTGGTTGGAAATCCTGATGCCGTCACGCGGCACCACGTAGTACTGGAAGAACCCGCGCTCGGGGTTGGTGAACGCCTGCGTGTTCTCGGTGTACGTGTAGTTCGACGTGGCCGCGGAACCGCCCACCGTGAACGTGTGGCCGAGGTTCCAGAAGCCGTTGGTGTACTCCCAGACCTGCGTCGAGGTGCCGGTGACAAATGTGTTGGCGGGCCGGATCGCAAAGCGCGGGTCGTTGCGGATCGACGCAGACGCGTCTGGCAGCCACAGCAGCATGTCGTAGGCCGTAGCAGGCGGCCCCTCGCCGGGAGGCGGAGGAGGCGGTGGAGGCGGAGGAGGCGGCTCCACGGGCGGTGGTGGTGGTGGAGTGACCGGGGGCGGCGTGCCGGGTGGGTCTGGTGCTGGCGGTGGTACGGCCGGCGGAGGTGTAGCCGTGCCGCCGCCTGCGGTCGCGACCGAGATCATCACCACGCCGTCGTCGTTCCACATCTGGCCCGGTACGCCGGGGTCGGTTGTTGGCAGGTCGGCAAAGATGTCGCCCCAGCGCAAGAGCGGGGTCCCGAGCGAGCCGGTGTTATCGGTGATCGGGGAGACGGTGTTGACGCCGTTCAGAATCGTGAGCTCGGTCGTGTACCACGCGTTCAGGTCGGTAAAGAACGTGGACTCGAACACGCGCCGTGGCGTGCTGCCGTCTATCCAGACTACCGATTCGCCATCCGCCCGCCCGCGTATCTCCTGCGGATAATCGGAGCCCTTCTTGGGCTTCACGAAGATGCCGCCGAGCAGGTTCAACCCGGTCGGAGAGCCACCGAAAACGTCGCGCAGCAGCCGCATAACATCTTCGGTGATCGTCATCAGTCGATCGCCCGCAGGACATGGAACAGGAGATAAAACGAGTACGCGTCGTCAGGAGACACGTAGAACTGGATGATGTAGTCCTGCCACGCGCCATAGGTGCGCGGCGTCGTGATGTATGTCGGGTTGAGCGCCACCGAGAGCGTCACACCGCCATTGGCTGCCGTGGTGTCATCGTTGCCGAGCGTCACTGCCATGTCCTCGTAGGAGGAGTTCAGCACGTTGTTGAACGTCGCTCCTGCCCTGCGAAGCGTGGCCGTGACGGTCTTGCCGGTGAGCACGAGCGCGGTGCCTGGAGTCGATTCCAGCGTGGGCTGGAACGAGCATGTATCGCGGTCGAACACGTACGCCAGCGAGTCCACGATCGGGATGCGGCGGGTGGGGCTCATGTGAGCACCCACTGGAGCGCACCGATGGCGAAAGTCGGTGTCTGCCCTACTGCGGGGATGCCTGGTGAGGTCAGCGTCCCGAAGTGCCACACGTCGCTCGTGCCCTCGGTGGTCGAGTTGCAGAGCCCGAAATGGGTGATAGTGCCCCAGCTCGCGGTCACTGTCGGGAAAGCGATTGCCGCACCGTTCGCGCCGGCAAGTGCCGATGTCGCCGGAAAGTTGGTGCTGTTGTTGGTGACAGCCACCCGCGCGTATCCAGTGCCGGAAGTCGAAACCTCGTTCGTCCCGAGGCCGGCGATCGTCGGTGAGGCGGTGAACAGCGCGACGTGCCAGGTGCCTTCGGCTGCGTGGGCGGTGCCCCCGAAGATCTCCGAGCCGATGCTGTTGCCTTCTGTTGTCGTAAGGGCCATAGGGCTACCTCGTCCCCAGCGTTGCGGTGATCACTTTCTGGACGGTGAGCGGTCGACACTTCACGACCACGGGCGGTGAAGCCGCAGTAACGTTTGAGAGCGTCGCGGTCAGTTGGAAATTGATCGTGAGTATGCCAGCGAGGTCGAACGCCCCCACGGTGACGAACGCCAGTTCGATGTACAGGTCTGTATCCGAGAACGAGTAGTAAGCCGGCGCTGCCAATGCGACGTTCGGAGCCGGGTCGGCATTGATGGCGGTGGTGGTCTCATTGGCGGTCGAGTACGCCGTCTCCGAGCCCCACGTCGCGCCCGAGTCCGTCGAGATCTTGTAATAGATCCTGCTGGCGCGGCCGTAGAACGCGTAGAGGTGGCCCTCGGTGTCGATCTGCAAGGCGCAGGCGTTGGCATCAGCGATGCTGGACAGGACATCCGTGCGCGCAGTGATCGAGGCAGTGCCGTTCACATCCCAGCACTTGAGGGTGTTCGTGGGGTTGTCTGACTCGAACGCCAGCACAAATACGTGACCGTCAGAGCGGCGGTAGGCGGTGCTGAAGTTGTTGTAGACGAGCGAGCGTCCCATGTTCGTGCCGATGGTGACCGGGGTCAGCCATAGCCCTGCCGAGTCGTCCCACTGCACTACCTTGATCGCAACGGCGGAGATGTCCGACCAGAACGCGAGCACATCGTTGGTGTCCGCCGTCAGCTCGGCTGGCCAGATCTGGATGAGGTCGGAAAGCGCCTGACCGAAATCCCTGTCACTGGACGCAGCGAACGAGGTGCCGCCGTTAGTGGAGATCAGGTGCTCAACGGGGTCCCCTGAGTCGAAGACGCCTTTGACACCGACCACATGGATGTTCTCGGAAAGAGACTCACCGATGGAGAGCGGCCCCGAGGACGGGGCTGGGTTGAAGTTGGAGATATGCGTCCCGGTCGCTGTCCCGAGCGTTTCCGTCTCCAGGTTGACGCTGTTGTAGTAGTAGCCGCGGTTGCTCCCGGTATCGTCATGGCAGACGACATGGACGATCGGGCTGTTGGCAGTGTCGTGCCAGCGCTCGTAATAGATGTCCATGTCGATGAAGCCTGAATTGATGCTCAGGATCTCGACACGCGCGCCCCACGTCAGCCCGGCATCAATGGATTTCTTGTAGTAGCACTCCACGTTCGTCGCGACAAAGAACTCGTACAGGGTCGTGGAGTCGTACCAGACCTGCAGGCGCGTGGAGCCATTACGCGCCCAGTTGGGATTGTCTACAGCAGCATCAATGGTGACCTGGGCCATTAGTCGAGCAACCAGACCTGCAACGTGACCTCGATGCCCTCGACGCCGTTGCCCTTCAAGTCCTTGCGCTGCGGCTGGCCCGCGACCATCGCGTACTTGCTGTCGAGCGGCTTGTCGCCGGGGAGCAGCACCTTGAACGGGCCGTCCGACTGCTCGGATGCGAGACGCGTCAACTCCGCCATGCGCGTGTCGATGTCGTCGCCGCCCTGCAAGAGCAGCGTCACTTCCTCAATCATCGCGGGGCGCTCGTCGTACTCGATCTCTAGTGCCCCGTTGACCTCTGGCGGTAGCGTCTCGGCGTTCGTGCCGTCAGCCCGTTGTGTCAGCCGCGGCTTGAAGTTGCGGCCCGAGATGTTGTGTAGCGGCTGGCCGTCCGGGCCGGCGTTGCCGATGAGCGTGTGTTGCCCCGGGATGTCCATGAGCGGGCCGATGTCGATGTAGTCCGGGTCTGTCACCCACGGGTTTACGTCGAACGTGACCGCGAGCTGCCAGTCCGAGCAGTATTCGACGTTCAAGACACGACAGCGCGCGAGCCGGAGCGTCTTGAGCAGGTTCGGGTCGCGGTCGAGGGTGGTGCCGTACCAGATGCCGCCCGACGTGGAGTAGAGCCGCGCCGCGAACAGGTCGTCGCGGCCGTCACGCGAGATCGTCTCATAGGCGATGTTGCCGTCTTCGCCCCAGATGATCACCGGGTTCGTGGGCGTGTTGGAAGCGAAGATGCAGCCCACCTCGGCATCGGTGATGTAGCGCGAGGGGTAGAGATCGGGCTGGCCTGAGCCGCCCGTCTCGCTGGAGAACACGCAGCGGTACATATACGAGTGCCCCGCGACCGTGAGGACGGCATCCCACTTCTCGCCGCGGTCTGCAAAGACTTCGGTCGTCCTGCCGCTGTGCCCGGTGAACTGCTTCATGCGCTCACCGATGCCCACGGGGTTGTCGGTGTGGCCCGCGATCGCGCGTTGCCCGATGTCGGCGGTGCAGTAGAGCCAGCCCCAGCCGGGGTCGGCGTAGCGCGCCCCGTTGTGCGCGCTCTTGTGACCGACTAGCGCCCGCGAGAGCGGTACGGGCTTGCCCTGATCGGTGAACGAGAACAGGTTGCTGATCTTCCCCGCGTACGTGTAGGGGCCGTGCGAGCCGATGCCGTTGATGTTCTCGACCGGGTTGCCGATCGGGAACGGACTCGCGTAGGTGTTGAAATAGTCGAACGTGTACGAGATGTTGTTTGTGGGCTGGTCGGGGTTCGTACCGTCGAAGATCCCGAACCAGAGCCGGTCGGAACCTGGCGCAAGCGCCGTCACGAGCAGCGTGTCCAACCCATAGTTGTGCTGAATATTCATCCCCGACGACGAGGCACTGATGATGATCGACATGCGGTTCGATGCGCCGTAGGCGATCCAGAGCCAGTTCTGCCACACCGCGACGCCGACCACGAGCGCGGGCAGGACCTCGGTGTCCACCACCGTCCACGTCGACATGTCGATCTGGTTCACGATCGCGCCGTGGAACACGAACAGGTAGCCCTGCAACTCGGCCATGAACCTGACGACATCGCCAGAGGAGCTTGACGTACCCGTGACCGCCTGCACGCCGCCGTAGTACGAAGTCCCGTAATAGGCCGAGCCGTACATAGAGGATGTGCCAGCAGCCACCACTGGCGGGTTGGAAGCGGAGAGCGAGACCGCAGTACGTTTGCCGAGCGACAGGATGCGCCTGGGGAAGCGCGTCTCGATGTTCTGCGTGTAGTCCACGCCGAGGTAGCCGACTACAGACTCCTGCGAGCCGCCGACCGGGCCGTCCAGCCGCCACTCCACCCGCTTGATACGGCCGGGGTCAGTGCCGTTCGTCGGGCGCTGCGTGCGCGTGACAGCACGCTTGCCGCCGAGTTGGAGCCTGTCGGTGACGAGCGGGTATTCCCTGTCCCCGATGCGTACCACGTCATCCACTACAACGTCCGCCACGCCGTAATGAACGACTGCGCATAGATGATCGTGTCAGAGGCATCGGACGTGTCCTGCGCGGCCTGGAGTTGCACCCAGCCAGCGGTCGAACTGTTAACGATGGTGCCGGTGAGCCTGAGCCCAACACCGGCCGCGGCAGTAGCAAGCGAATTTGAAGCCGTCCAGTCTGTGACGCGAATCGCAACGTGGGCGGCGGCGTCGATCTTGATGGCGTTTCCGGTGCCGGCCGCACCGGACGGGACGGTGAAGGCACACTTGATGTCAGGAGTAGCACCTGTCGAGAGCTGCCCCTCCATCACGAACGACCACACCGTCGAGGCGTCCATCCAGAACTTGATGCCGGTCACGTCTCCGAGCGTAACGTTGGCGTTCTTGGTGAAGTTCGCCGTGGAGCGCCAGGTCTGTACCATCGCGGGGCCGATGCGCTGGTCGTAGTTCGTCTGGGATGAGGCGATCGTTCCGCCTGCGGCCACGTAGACGAGCATCAGGGGGAAATAGTCCGCGCCCAACTCTGGGATCGCGGGAGTTGCCGCAGCGGTGCCGGAGACCATGACCTCGGTGCCGGTGGAGTCCAGCGCGATCCACGTCCAGCGCGGGTTCGTAGAGTCGGCTACGAGCGTCCCTGCGTCAGCCTGCGCCGCCACCGTGACCGGGACGCCGTTGTGGATGAGTGCGCCGGCCGCCACGTCATAGGTGAGGTCTGCGGCATCCAGTGTTACGGCGCAGCCGCCGATCAGGACGTACGTGTGTGGGGCCGCGAACATCTCCGCGTGCGTGTCTGGAATCGGCATCGTCGTATCGGTAGCCGCGAACAGTCGAGCCATCACGCACTCCTAACCGTGGCGGCCCGCAGAGGCTTCGGCACCGGCAGCGATACAAAGTTCTTGGTGAGCCGCGTCCACTCGCCCCGCACCCCGAAGTCGCGTGGGTCGGCCGGGTCACCGTCGAGGATCACGTCGAGGCGCGTCCTATCCTGGTTAGGCTTGCGGATCTCCAGCAGGTTCGTGAGCAGCCCTGCCTCGAGCGCGCGGGCGTACTGGTCGTCTATCTCGTCTGCGTCGTCGTCCATCGCTGGGAAGGGTCTACGCGTGTAGATGATCAGTTGCCCGTGTGCGTCCTCGCGCAGTTCGACCGCCGGCACACCGCCGACGTTGCGCCGCACGTAAGCCAACTCGTGTTCCTCGTAGCCAGCCGAGCCGTAGTCACGCAGCGCAGTCGGGAAGTCGTCCAGCGGCACGAGTCCCGCCCAGTGGAAGTTCGCGGATGCGTCGCCCGTGTCCACTGAGAGCACGAGTCTGAGTTCGGTGTCGGTAGCAGCGGTGTCGTACGAGACGGTCAGGAACTCTGGCAGGTCGTCGGTGCCCGAATGGTACGAGCTGTAGGTCGTGGACGAGCCGTTGTAGATGCCGATGCGCGCCCTTGAGGCGGTGGAGCATGTCACCCAGGCACGGCCCAGCACGGTCGGGAGCGTCGCACTGGATGAGCGCGTGTGGTACTGGAGGAAGGGCGCAGGGATGGACTGGTAAAGCGTGGCATCGGCCCCAGTGCGCGCCAGCGTGACCGCGTAGGCGGAACGGATGCCGCCAGTGACTCGCGCCACCGTGGCATCCGTGCCGGCCATCGTCCAGCCGTCAGGTACGGCGGCGTCGCCGTTGTCCCAGAGCCCGAAGTCCTCGTTGTGCAGCGTGTTCGGTGAGTGCGAACTCCACACCGCGTCGATGTCGTCCGCACCGATCAGCCACGTCAACTGAGGCAATGGGATGAGCAACTGGCCCGAGTGCAGCGGATACACGTAGCGGTAGGTGCGCCGCATCTCACGCAATGCGACGTTGCCAGCATCCCGCGCCTCAGTGAGCGTGTAGCCGGGGTATTTCTGAAGGATGTACGTCTCGTTCGAATACGTCTCGTCTGAGCGGTCTGCGAAGTGCGCGGTGCCGGTGAGGTCTTCCCAGAGCTCGACCGTCTTCTCGCGGTCGGTCTCGTTTGTGGCTTCGAGCATCCAGAGCAGGCCGTTCTTGAACAGCCCATCGTCGCCAGTCGTATTGATCAGGCCCGAGAGGATTGCCGTCGTGCCGGTGCCAGATGAGATCGAGCCAGTGCGCGCGCCGATGCGCCTGAGGGCGCGCCGTAACAGTTCCGTCCGCGTCACTACCACTTAGCGCTGCCTTCGCCGTGTGCCGAGAAAGCCCTTGTTGAGCGGGTTGCCTTGACCGCCACCCGTCCCACCACCGCCGCCTCCGCCGCCTCCCTGTCCACCACCGCGGCCGGGATTGGGATTGCCACGGTTCCTACCGGGTGCGTTGCCTGAGTTGCCGGGAGAACCGCCACCAGCGCTACCGATCGCTACGCTGTTCACGTAGTTGAGGTACAGGTCGGAGGCCCCGTTATCTCGGAAGCAGGGCATGAACCTTGACCCGCCTGACCCTCCCAAGTCACATGACATTGCTAGATGAGCACGGCCAGTCTCGCCGTATGCCTGCTCGCCACCCCATGTGGTACCGCCGTCAGTGGACTTCTGGTAGAAAGGAGTGACGGAAGTGCCGATTGTCTCGGAACCGTCTGCCTTACCCATGTACCCGACATAGATGTCACCTGTGGCCTGGTCGATGCAGACGCACGGGTTGTACATGTCGTCTTTGTCGGTCGTGATGTTCGTCTTCGCCGTGATCGAGGCCGTCGAAGCGATGTCATAGACCTTGAGGTCGCCAGTGGCGGAATCGCGCTCGGTGAAATACGCAAGAATCAAGTGGTTGTCAGAATGGCGCACCGACGCGGAAAACCCGTACCCCACGGTGGTGAGACTAACCCAGGCCATAGCAGCAATAGCGGTTTCCGCCGTGGAATCGCCGCTGTCGGAGTGGACTTTCAGGGAAATCGCGGCACCGGTGCGGTCTTGAAAGAGGAACCAGGGATCCTGATTGTCGGTCTCATTACCAGGGAACACTAGGACGATGTCATCGTCGTCGTCTTCCACAATCCCGGTATCAGACCGTTCCGTCCAATTCACGCCGCCGTCTGTAGAACGACATAGACCAGCTTCAATCGCTCCACCCAACATGAACCACAGGTAGAGGTTCCCGCCACGCATCTTGGCGATGGAGCACTGGTGTCTCGTATCGACCGTCGTGCCCGCGTACACCGCAACCTCACTGCCGAGCGTGTCGGAGGCGGTATCAAGATTCTTGTAGAAGACATCCGCACTCGTGTTGTCGATGTACGCAATATGAATGAGCGTACCTGTGATTCCCGGTGTCCATTTGTCGTACCAGACATCGAATCCAGCGATGAGCGCCGTCGATACCGTGACCGCGGCACCCCATGTCTGACCGCCGTCAGTGGTCTTTTCATAGAACAGGTCATTGAGGACGGAATCACTGTAGAACTGATAGCCGATCAGACGGGACACAAACACTTGCTGGCGGCCTGACTTATTGACAGGCCCGCTCGACACCGCATCGTGAATGAGGACATCAGCCATGCAGCTAGACGGGCTCCACCGTCAGCACTTCGAGGCCGAGCGGCTTACCCCAGAACTCTGGCTCTGCCTTCGAGTTCCAGCCTGGGCGGAACGTGCGCTCGCGTACCGGCAGGCTCATCTCCGCCTCGTACTTGTTGATGAGCCTCGTGAGCGCGCTCTTGTCACCAGCCTCTAGCGTGACTGTGGTGTACTCGGGATTGCATTCAGGTTGTGTGAACCGGATCGTGACCTTGAACTGCGGCATGTGATCTCCTAGGAAAACATCTCAATCGGACAGACCGCGTACTTCGCGCCCCAGTACACCGTCGGGCCGGTGCCGCCAGCCGAGAACAGGTAGCAGACAAGCGAGCCACCCACCGTCGCGGAGCCACCGATGAGCTCGATGCCGTTCGGCGTCCACAGGTACTCGGTGTCCACGCCTTCGGCGGTGTCCACGTCCGCGCCGATCTGCTTACCCATCAGCCGCATCCCGTAGCCGGCGGTGCCGGTCGCGCCCGTGTAGACCACGGCACTCTGCGTGGCCGATGCGAACTTCTGGTTGCAGTTGACCTGGAGTTCGGCGGTGCCGGCAGAGCCGCGCTTGGCGATGTTGTCGCGTTCCACGATCAGCGTGAGCGGCCCCGTGCCGACTGTGCCGGCCTGACCGAAGCACACTTCGATCGGGATCAGCCAGAAGTTGACCGGCACCTGCACGATCAGCGCCGGCGTCGTATCAGCGAACGATGTCTGACAGGTGATCACGTCGTTGGCGTCCGCGTCGGACGTGCGCCACACGAAGCCGTCCATCGTCAGGGCAGAGATCAAGTCTCCGCCGTTCGCCAGCAGCCCTGAGTAATAGCTCACTCGCTACTCCATCTCTGGAGCAGTCGGCTCCACCACTGGCGCAACTGCTCGTGGCGGCCTACCTGGCCTGCGTACTGCCTGCCCTGCGAGTGCAGCCTGCGCCATGCCACGCATCGCCTCGCGGTCGAGCCGGCGTTCCTCGGCTTCGATGGCGCGCTGGCGGCGCTCCTTGGCGGCCTCGATGATCCGCCACTCATCCTTGTGCTTCGCGCGCATGTGCGAGTCGCGGTCGTAGATGGAGCGGAAGTCCGCCTTGTTGGGCTTCGATGGGTCGGCCATGTTGCAAGTGCGGCCCTGTAGGCCGATGTCGTCCAGCCATGCGCGGTCGGCTTCGGCGGGCCCGTCCTTCTCATCGAAGTCCGGGTGCATGTAGCACATCACCTTGCCGCGCTTGTACTCAGGCGCCGCCCCAGCCATACCCGGCATCCAGAACGCGGGCTGGCCGTTGGTGAGGCGCTTGGAGAGCACGCGCTGGGCGTCGATGCGCAGGATCGGGCGCGGCTCGCCGTCGAGCATCGAGTACACCGTCACCTTGGCGTCGGTGTTGGCGGTCGTGACGAGCCCGGTGTCGCCCTCACCCAGCGAGAGCCCCGACGGGACTTGCCCGAGCGCCTGCGAAATCTCCGCGCCACGTACGAGGTCAGTAACCACGGATGGACTCCAATCGTCTCTGCTGCTCGCCCGCGGCGATCGCGGAGTAGCCGTTGCGTTGTGTCTTGCCACCGGGGCCATAGACGCTTCTATTTTTCACGATGGCGATGTCCTGCTCGATCAGCCGTGCGTAGTCCTTGAACAACGTGGACTCGCTGATCTGCTGCTTGAGCAATCGTTGGGCGAAGTCGTCCATACGCGCGTGCTCGGCCATCTCGACGCACTCCGCGACGGAATGCTCAAGCAGGATCGGCTGGAAGTACGGCGGCGCGGGTCGCATGTCGCCCTCGGCGTACTCCATGAGGAACTGCGTCGTAGGCCCCAGGTCCCACCAGAAGCCCGCGAGATGGTCGCCGCGTGGCATCAACAGCACCTGCCAGCGGTGCTCGGTGCCGTCCTTCGCGTGTCCGTAGGACTCCTGCACGCCGTAGACGGGCTCGTTACGGTCTACCGACATGAGCGTGCCGCCACGCATAGGAAAGAGCATCCGCATCATGCGCGGCACGTACGTCGTGTTTGATTCGATGCGGCTCATGCGAAGACCGCTCGTCCTGTTTCGTCCACGAACGCCTTGCCGTCGACAAAGATGTGCGAGCCCTTGTCGAAGTAGTTGACGTTCACCGGCCCGCGATAGCCCTTCACGAACCACAGTTCGCTCGTGCGCTCGTCACGCAGCCGCCAGAACTCCTCGGATCCGACTTCCGCCTTCTCGCGTGCGTAGCAGAGCCGCCAGTGAGACTCACGCCCCTGTGGGAACGGCTCATCAGTCCCTACCTGGCAGGTGTCGTGGTTGTGCGCCGGCGTGATGTCGCAGGCTTCCGAGGCCGCAGCACTCGCCACGTCCTCGCCGGGGAGGTAGACGTAGGCCGTCTCCCCCTTGACCTGCAACAGACAGCGCACGACGCAGCGCCCCGAGCGTTCGGTGTCCTCGAAGTCCCACTGGCCGACCAGGCGGTCAGCGAGCCACGAGTCCTCACCGAGCCGAAAGCGCATCTTCCCCGTGCTACGCGAGTAGTCGAAGAAGTACGTCTCTACTGACTTAGGCGGAGCCTGCACCAGCGGGCTCCTTCGCCTTCGCGCCGTTCGTGGATGCCGTCGACGTTGGCAGTTCGGGTGGCGGCGGGCGGAACTCCCAGCCGTTGTCCGTGACCACCAGGTCGTCCAGCGAGAGCTCGCCTTCCTTCAGGCTCTTGAGGTCAGCGAGCGCCTTCTTCTGACCCGTCTCGAGCGTGTCGATGATGTTGAGCGCGTTCGAGTAGTTCTGGAGCAACATCTGGTTGACGATTGCCATCTAGACCTTCGCCTCCAATGCCTCGACCTTTGCGTTCAACGCCTGGAGCGCAGCCGTCAGGTGGCCCACCGAGTTGATGAGCGAGAGGCCGCGCTTGCGTGCGCCCTGCATTGCCCACAGCGCCTCTTCACCGAACACACCGACGAACTCTTCGCCATCGCCGTTCCAGAGGCCAGTCGGCATCTTCTCGGGCGCATAGGTGAAGTGGTGCACCGGCGACGAGATGACCTTGGTGAGTGCTTCGTTGCCACAGACGATCCCGAGGTCGTTCTTGAACGCACCCAGGGAAGCCGCCGCCCACGAGGTCACACCCGAGGCGTTGCAGGTGAGCTGCATCCCCGAGCAAGCCGCGTCCGCAGTCGGAAGCGTGTACGCGCCAGTACCACAGGCGGGTGCCGTGATCGTGATGGCGGTGGTGCCGGTCACGCCGGCAAGCGTCAGCGTGCCCGTCGATGTGCCGGGGACGCCGATACGCAGACTCGCCACCGTGGTCGCGCCAGTTGAGATGCGGACGCGTTCGGCTGGCGTCTGTGAGCCGTCCGGCGACGTGGCGAAAACGAGCCGTCCGGGCATGTCCGTGGACGCACCCGGCGTAGCGTCAACAAACGCCTCGATCGAAGCGGCCGGGTCGAACCCGGTGCCACCGTCTGCACCCATGAACACGATGCGACCGAGCGAGTCGTTCGTCGCGACGATGGTGTTGGTGCCGAGCGTCGCGCTCTTGCTGCGGCCCAGGATGATCTCCGGGCCATCTGCCGCCGTGGAGCTGTAGAGCGCGACTAGCGCCGCGCCGTCCACACCGACCGTCGTGCCCTGTAGTTGAAGGTCGGGGACAAGGCCGTTGACCGTCATCTTCGACGAGTTGCCGACAACGAGCCCGCCCGTGCCGTTGGGCAGCGAGACGAGTTGCGCAGCAGTGAGCGTCATCGCGGTGGTGAGCACCGATGGACAGGCATCGGTCGCGGTCTGGAACGTGAGCACACCGGGGCCACGCGTGGTGGCGATGGTGCCGGTCATCTCCGCGAGGATGCGCGCGCCACGGACAAACTCGTTCGTCGCTACTGCACCATAGAAGTCAATCGAGCCCATGTCGTCGGCAGACGTGACCACCGTGGGCGCAGAGTTCGTACCGCGCGACTTGCGGAACTCAAGCGAGGGGCCGGTAGCTGTCGCGGTTGAGCCCATGATCGAGACGAGCGTCGAGACCACGCCGTCGTGCAGGCCCATGTCGTCGTTCTCGATCGTGTCACCGATGACGAGCACCGGGACATCGACGGAACCGCCAGCCGGAAGCTGGATCAGCAGCTTGTTGGCGTTGGCGTCCGCGGTCTCCCAGAGAAGGTCGGCCGGTGCGCCTGTGCCGAGACTGACCGCGGTGTCGTCACCAAAGACGAAAGCGCCGCCGAGTGTGGTAGCAGCCGTGAACACGATGTCGTTCGCATCGAAATCGAAGACCGATGTGCCATTGAACCGTGCGTGCATACGCGCGGTAGAGGGGTCGTAGCGCCAGCCCGTACCCTTGGACGTGTTGGGCATGTGTATCTCCTAGCGAGGGAAGGGGAGGCCGGCCATTGGGCGGCACCTGACTCCCCCCGCGCTATTCGCTAGGTATCGAGAATGCTCCGGCAGATGATGTAGTCGAGGTCGGCGTTGATCGCCGTGGTGCCCTCGGTACAACCGATTGCCACCAGGCACATCCCGACACTCCCCACAATCGGCGTGGTGCTCTTGTACGAGCCGATCACCTGGCCGTTGGCCCATGCCGTTGCGGACAGTCCACCAGGCGCGATCTCGAATGCGAGCACGTCCCACGCGTCCGCCACTGGTTGCACGAGCGCCTTCGCGTTGGCAATCGAGTCCTGCGTGAGCGCGTCGGTGTTCTGGGCGAGGAACATCCACGAGTCGGGGCCGTTGCCTTCCCAGAAGATGCCAACCGCATCGTTCGGGTCTGCCACAGCCGTCGCCGCGGTGGTCGTCACCGTGAACGGATACTCAGAGAGCGTGTCTTCCTGAAGGTCGGTCAGCCACACCCCCACCCGCTCATCGGCTGTGCCGATCGCGGAGAGCCTGATCCTCGCCTCGACGTAGATCCCGTACTCGACGGGATGCCAGTGCTTCCCGCCTGCGATCAGCCCACCGATGTCGGAGGCTGAGTCCATCGTGATGCGGATGACTCCACCAGCACCGGCCGTGGTCGTGGCGTCCACGACCTCGATCGCGGGGTCGGTGTCGACCGCCCACTCAGGCTTGTCAGCGACGATGTCCCAACCAACGAAGTGCTCCCGCAGTTCCGGGAGGAATGAACCCCTCGCGCCTTGTGGCATTTCGTTACTTCCTTACTCGAACAGCGATACCAGTCGCCGGGTTGATTACGAAGTCGGCGCAGTCGCGTCGTGCAAGAGGCCGTAGCCCCACACGTCGCGGCGCTCGCCGTAGGCATATCCGCTGGTCATAAAGACTTCATCCGCGCCACCACCCACGTCGGGACGGCGGTTCGTCTCGGTCTTCAGTTCCAGTTCGCGCACAAGGACAAGGGCGTCACGTGCGTACACCGCGCCGCGGGCGTCAGGTGTGGCGTTAACCTCGATGTTTCCATCGCTCCACACGTTTGCGCCCGAGACGGTGCCCGCGAAGCCCTGCCTGTAGAAGTCGGCCGAGATGCCTTCTGGCACGGTGTAGGTGCCGATGCCGTTCTCGATCTCGTCCTGCAAGTCCTTGATGCCGAATGGGTGCAGTACCGCGTTGATCGGCCCTGCGCCCATGCCAGACTCAGTGGTGTTGCCGCGGATGCGGGACACGCCGGCTGAGATGTGGCCGTGGTTGAGGGTCGCCCCGGTGCCACAGAGCTGCACCGAGAAGTTCGCGTACTGCGCCGTGCCGTCGTCGTCGAGCTTGCGGTTCATGGCGAGCATCGCGGCCCGGCCCAGGAGCGCCGCCACGTTGCCCGAGATGCGCCGCATGGTCTTGTCGGTGATGCGGGTGAAGACCTGCACCAGTCCGGGCTCGACCGAGAACAGCGTGTCCGTGAGCTGCTGGGCGTTCTGGTTCACCGTGGCTTCGGTGATGCCCTGGGCCGTGATCTGCTCGACGCGGATCTCGTTCCAGATGTTGCCCTGGCCTCGTGGGAGGTCTTTGCGGTCGACCGTCTTCGGTACGATCAGGTCGTACTCCTCGAAGATGCGGGCCGACTGGATCATGTCTGGCAGGCTGTCCGCCAGCGTCGTGGTCGTTGTCGTCATTGGCTATCCTCAGTAGGGCAGCGGGACCCCGAGGCGTTCAGCAACGCGCTTGCGGGCTGGGTCGTTCATCGGCACCCCGCCGTTCAGCAGCCGTTCGCCATCGAGGTCTCGCGCAGACTGGCCCGGTGGTTGCCCATAGGCCGTAGGTGGATTCGATAAACCGGCAAGCGCCGCTTCCTTGGCCTCAGCAGCCTTCTCAGCAGCCAGCCGCGCCTCGGCTTCAGCGAGTCCACGGGCATAGCCCGCAGCGTCGCCTTCCGACCGCGCCTTCTTGATCCCCGAGTTGTAGGCCACCTCAGCGGCGGTCACTAACTCCTCGGGCTTGCCTTCCAGGGATTCCAAGAGACCACCGGCCGTCTCGTCGCCTGACGCCTGGGCAAGCAGCAGCAAGTTCTTTGCCGTCTGTAGCACCACAGCACCTTCGTTGGCTGAGACGTGGGGCACGATCGCCTTGGCGATCTCCTCGATCGGCACGCCGTTCATGGCTTGCTGATAGGCCCACTGAGCGGTCTCGGTCGCCCGACTTAACGTGCCCTGATCACGCCTGAGTTCGGCGTCGCGGTTCTGCCGACCATTCTGGAAGCCGTCGTTCTGGCGCTTGTCGAGCACCTTGCGACCGGCTTCGTAGTAGGCGGCAGCCTCTAGCCAACCCTCCTCCGTGGACAGGTCGAACGCTGGAGTGGCGGATGCAGCCCCTTGGGCGTCACTTACCGCAGCCTCGCCGGGCGCTATCGCAGCCGGTTCCCCGGTCGGCGGTAGCTGGCCCTCGTCGGTCGGCGGGGCGACGACCGCGGCGGTCGGCTCCACAGACTCGTCTGGCACTGGAACCCCCTTCACCAGCACCCGCCAGAAACGCAAAAACGCCGCTCGTCCAGAGACGGCGGCGCAAAGCGCGGAGGCGAGTTGCTAGTTACGGCATTATGGTCGTTTGCTGCTCAAGCGCGCAACCGCGGTCGGTGCAACGGAACGTAATTAGCGTCCCGATGTCGCCCCTCACTGAGAAGTGGGCTGGCTTTCCGCACCATTTACAGCGAGGCGTGACCGTGATCCAGGTCACCGGAGCGCCTACCGTCGAGGTCATTGAGGCGGGCCGAAACTAGGGCCTGCTCCACCACCAGGCGGCGGGCCGAACCGCGTGCCGCCACCAGACGACGGTGGTGGGCCAAAGCCAGTACCACTGCGAGTGGGGCCAGACGCGGGGTAGGCGCTGATACCGAACTCGCCTAGTCCCAACTCCAGCGCGGATGAGCCTTCCATGAGGTTCTGGCCGATGGGCGGGATCGGTAGCACCGACTGCGCAATGCCCTGCGGCGAGAGTTGCCCGTATGAGTAGCCCTTGCCAGGCTCAAATCCAGTCCTGAACGCGCCCGCCGTGACGCCACGCGTGGCGAGCGAGCCAGAGCCGAGGATCACCCGCTCCCACGCCCGTTGTGCATCCAGCGCCGTAACTTCCGGGTCTTGCAGCGCCCGCAGCGAGAGCGCGAAGGCGCGCTCCACCGAGTCCTGCGGGACGATGTCGATCATGATGTTCTTGCCCTCGTCATTGGTGAAGCGCGACTTGATCACGCCAAACCCTAACTTGCTCGGATCTAACTCCATCTCACCGATACCGATCTGGTCATTGAGCCACTGACCGACCGTGGCATAGATGGCGTAGGTCGAGGCGATCATCGAGGCGGCCATGATGCGCTGCTCAACACTCGCCCTCGGCGTGATCAACTTCGCCATGTCTACGATCGAACGCACGCGGGCGCGCGACATCGACGGCGACGTGAGTGCGCGCCCCTCGAACTTGCGCCGTCCAGCGGTCAACGCCTGCTCTGCGAACGACGAGAGTGTGTTGGCGTTCGATGCCGCCTGCGCGCGTACACGTGGGTTCTGGATGTCGCGGCCGAGCGCCCTGAGCATCACGAGGTTGCCCTCGTGGTCGAGGTTGCGGAACGTCCCGAGCACGTTCTCGAACTGCACCTTGGTCAACTTATCCGTGAGCGGGATCACGTACTTGGTATCGAGCGCCTGCCCGGGCCTGCCGAGGTAGGAGAGCATCGTCCCCACCTCTGGCCGCGCACCCGACGCCGTGATGCCCTGGTGGAGCCCGTCGAGGGCGTACTGCACGCGCTTGGGCAGTTGGGTGTCTGCTACCTCAGTAGCGATGTGCGGAAGGTGGAGGCCAGCGAGCGTGCGATTGATGCCGCCAGCTAGCAGCGGCACGCCGCCGCGGCGGATGTTGTTAAGCACCTGCACCCCGAATACGCCCACGTCCCCGAGCCCGAACATCGTGTTCTTGGCACGCTGCAAGAGCGTGTCGAAACCGCCTATCGCATCTTCCTCATAGGAACGGGCGCCGCGCGTGTCCGCGATCATCTGCTTGATGTCGTCGGGCACGGTGGAGCCGAAGCGTGAGCGCAATTCCGCGTTAAACGCTCGTTCCGCCGTCTCGCGCGCCGCCTCCTCCACAACGCCGTCCGCCTCAAGCGCCGAGCGGAGGATCGCCTTGCGATGCAGCGCCGCCGTCAGCCACGAATTCTTCACGTCGCCCGTGATGGCCGAGCGGACTGAGGCGATCAATTCTCGGTCGTTGCCGATACGGTCGAGGATCGCGCGGTTGCCTGTCTGCCAGCGCCTGATGATCTCACGCGCGTTATTGATGCCACCAGGGCTCACGGAGAGCGTCTTATCCAGCTCCGCGTTGGAAACCGGCTTGCCACGTGGCGCAGTGAAGCCGCTCGGCTGTCCAGGTATGTCCGCAGACCGAGCACGAATCTGGTCAATGCCTGCGCCAAGCCCGATAGGCGTCTTCGGCTGTGAAGGTGTCGGCCTGTACGGCGCTCCGATATCCACTGCCGCCCGTTCTGGCATTCCAGGAAGGGACGGAGCGCCGCCCGATGCCTGCGGTGGCCTAGGCGTCCCACCGAACGTGATATTGCCCTTTTCCTCACTAGCGAGTCGACGCGCAGCGTCCAATAACTGCTGCCTGCGGTCTTTCGAGACAGGCGTAGGCCGTGCCTCTGGCAGTGCTTCACCACCTTGCATTGGCTTGAAACTTGCAAATGGATCAGCCGGTGCTTCTGGTGCTGCCTGTGCTGGCGCTACTTTCACTTGCACGCGTTCGCCCGCTCGGCGGAGCGGCAAGCGGAAGTGCGCTTCACTTTCAGGGAACACATCGTTTAGTTCCAGCCGTTCGATGGGGATGTCCACCGCCACAACTTCCGAACCGTAGCCAGTGATCTCGCGGTCGGGGCGAGTGGAAAAGAACAGCCCATCCTCTTTGCCAGTCATCGTCCCGGTACGGCGGATCCCAGCGGCGGCCTCGGGATTCGTGGCGTGATAGACGCGAATCGTGCCGTCAGGAGTGATCTGCGCGCCGAGGTCGCTCACGTCGTCGACCATGTCAAGCACGTTCTCAGCGCGATCGCCACGGACGCCACGAGACGCTAACGCCGCCCGCAACGATTCGCGATTCGCAGCCTGCCCTGCTGCCTGTGCTGGTAGACCTTCGGGTACGGCCTCTGCTGCGCGTGCTTCCGCGTTGCGGGCGTTTCGCATCCATGCGGTCGTATCGGCTGCTGTCGCTGGGCCTTCTGGGATGGCGTTGTAGTCGGGGGCGAACACCTGCCCTAGGGCAGGTTGCACTTCTGGGTCTGCCATCGCCTGCTGAGGCGTCAGTCCCTCAGCCTGCTTGCGCGCAACGAGCGCCTTGATGTCGTCGGGTGTGAGTGGTGCGCCGCCTTCCATGAGCGGGGAGCGCACACGCTCGCCTCGTTGCAGACGCTGGATCGCCTGCTCGTCCCAAAACGTGTAAGCCCGACCGACGCCATAGGGGTAACTGATGCCAGTAATGCCTGCGTCACCCAGCGCGCGGCGTAACATCGGCTGGCCGCGAAACACCCCGTAATGCTTGGTGAACGCCGCGAGGAGTTGGGTGTAGTCCGGGCGTAGATTCTCGCCCGTGAGTTGAAGCACTCCTGCGCGCGCGTCTGCGGGGAGCGCCGCGAGAAACTTCCGCAGTTGCTCTGGACTCAACGATTGCGTGGACGGGATAACGGATTCCATCGCTGAGCGTGGCATCTGAATCTGCTGCACACGTCCAGCGCGTTCCTTGGCTGTGAACTGCCAGCCGGTTGAGGTCTCCATCGGCACCACGGAATCGCGCGGCCACGTCTTCTCTGCGACTGCGCGCCACCGCGCCAGTTCATCCTCGCGACTTGTGGACTGGCGCAAGATTTCCGCGCCGCGCGCCATCTCGTCAGCATCGACACCTGTGCCGCCCTCATAGGCACGACGGCGCAACTTCTCCGCAATCTCCTCGTAGAACTCACCCCAAGCCTGCTCCAACGTCTGCGGCTTCCCCGAGCGGTCGAGGTTAGGGATACCAGCCAACTGTCCACCGTTAATGGCATGGACGGTCGCGATATCGGGGTCGTCAGTGAAGTAGAGCCCTTGACCGAGGCGGGCACCGTGGTCTCCGCGCGTGAGCGAGAGATTCTCCACATCACCAACATCGCCTCGATAGAGCGTGACAGTGGGCTCATCGCGGAACGCTCGGATCGCGCCGATGTCCTCTGTCGCAAGACGGCGCAGTGTGGGTCGCGCCGCACCAGCAGCGCGCTGGGCGACGCGCGCCGCATCATCGGCCCTGCCCGCACCGGGGATGAGATTCAGCGGGTCGAGCGTGAACTCCGCAGCGAGGTTGCCGTAGTCCTGAAACGATGCACCGAACGGCGCTGGGTATCGCTCATCTGGCAGCGCCGCGATCGGGCCGAACTGGCGGAACGAATATGCACTTGGATCAGCGAATCCAACCTGCGCCGCATTGAGCGCGTCAGATGGGTCAGCGAGCGCACCCTTGAGCGCGCCCTGAGGTCGCGCAAGGTCTTCCAGCACCGTCCCGAAGCCAGCGCCAGTACCGGGCTGAACGCCCGCTACGGAACCAGTCGCAGGTGCATAGCCCTCGTCATAGGACGCACCGTAGCCAGCAGGAATCGGCGGCGGAGCAGGCGGGAGTGTTGCCATGCGCCACGAGGTAGCGTTAGGCGCGATGTCTGGCTCGTCGGCGGTCAGTTGCGAGTAGGGAGTAGCCGGTAGCGGGTCATAGCCCGCACGCGGGATATCGGCTAGGACATCCTCCTCTGTCAGTGATGTCACTTCTTACGCAGCCTCGCGCCGTGCGCTCCAAGCCGATAGACCATCTGCGTGAACGTGGAGGGCAACTCGCCACGCTGCATCTTCATGGCGTCGATGCCCAGCAACTCGTCGGCTGAGTTCGCAACGCCCAGCTCGGGAAACTGCGCCTGTAGTCGCTGCTGCATTGCTTTCACCTGTGCACGCGGAGCACCTTGCACGCTACTTCTTCTTTCGCGCGTCGGGACTGTTGGCGTAGCGAGCCCGTACTGAGGCTTCAGCCTTGGCCTTCGAGGTGGAGTGCCCCACCTTCTCGCCCGTGCCCTTCTTCACAATGTCGACGCCCCCACCCTTGGCCTTCTTGGTAGTCCACGGCATTACGCAGTCCTCCTAATCGGTGCTTCCCCTACGCCTGCGGGCCGCCTGAGTGCAGCCTGACGCAAGTACGCGGCGGCGGGCAAGCCTGTCTCCTGTGCGTTAATCGCTGCCATCAACTGCGCCACGATCGGGTCGAAGCCCGGTGACGATGCGAACGTCGGCCCTGGGATCGCCATGCCCTGCCACGGCGTGTTCTGCTTGGCGATCTGCGTCGAGCGCGTCAGGAAGTCGGTCGCGAGGTTGCGGTCTGTGTCCGCGAAGGCGTCATTGGGCAGGTCGAAGATTCCGCCAGCCGCCATCTTCACGATGTTCTTGAGGTTGATGCCCAGCGCGCCCATCTGCTCCTCGTTGAACACGCGCGTCCGCCCGTCCGCGAGCGGCATCACGAGCTCAGGGCCCTTCTCGCCCGCGATGAACGCCTCGTCCTCGATGCCACCCTTGTCCTTGAGCGGCAGGTCGTTGTCTGGCCCCATGAGCGCTTGGAGGTTGATGCCCGCGGTCGGATCGCCGTAAGGCCCCTGTGTGGGCGCCCACTGCGCGCCCGCCATGATCTCGTCGGCGTTGAGATTGACCGGGCCCGGTAGCGGGGGCTGTCCGCCCTCGACCACGCCCGGTGTCGTGTAGCCCGGCGTGAGGTCGGGAGGCCCAGCCTGCATCGTGCCCTGCGGTGACTGCGTGAGTGCGCCGAGGTTGATGCCAGATGGTGACGTTGGGCCGGTGTACTGGATCTGCTCGGCCGGCGTGGTGAGGTCGGAACGCAGCCGCAGCATGTTCTCCAGCGGCGCGAGGCTCTCAGGCGTGCGCATGTCACCAGCCACGTCCTGCCCCCAGCCTGAGTTGGCGAGCCTCAGTGAGGCGTACATGCCGCGGTCGCCGGGATCCATCGCGGCCTGCGAGATGTCGCGGTTGACGGCCTGCAACCGATCTTGACGGCGTTCCTCGAGGGCGCGGTTCGCCTGGTCGATCGCGAAGCGGGCCTGCGAGATGTCCATCTCTTGCCCGAAGATTTGCGCCTGTGTGGCGCGTGCTTCTTGATGACGCCCGATCTCCATCTCGTAGGCGTGCTTGTCCTTGAGGAACGCGAGGTTCTGCTGCTTGAGCGCGAGGTCGGCCATGCCCATCTGCAACTTGATGGCCTCGTACGGGTCTTCGGCCTCGGTGGCGCGCGGCGCAGTCGCGATGGGACGGCCCGAGGCGTCGTAGCGCGTCTGCCCGCCTGAGAGCGTGAATCCGCCGCCAGCGGTCGACCCAACCTCCTGCGGAATGCCCTGTGCCTGCTTCCACGTGCCGTCCGGTTGGCGCTCCCAGAACAAGCCACCTGACTCGACGCGCGGTGGCGCTGCGCCTCCACTGGCCGTCGAGTCCGGGTTTGGTGGCGCTGGCGGGACGTACTTGTCACCCTCCCAGTAGCCCAACTGCAACTGGAAGGCCCGCGACTCGGGGTACGTCTTGCCATCAGGCCCGCGCCACTGCGCCCCCTCTAAACCTGTCCCTGAGACCCATGTATAACCCGCGTCAAGTAGGTACTTGCGCCGCTCCTCGCCAGTCCACGTTGACGGGTTGTACGGGTCTTTGCCTTCCGGCGTCGTCGGAGCGCCGTTTCCACCAGTAAGGAAGTCCCAGATATTCCCACCGATATCACCTAGGTCGAACTCAGGCATCGAACCACCACCTTGCGTGCCACCGAGGATCGTGGACACATACTGCTGCGTTTCCGCGAAAGGCGGCACGCCGCCGTACTGCTGCACCGCGCCCGGCCCCGCGTTGTAAGCCGCGAGCGCCTTGGCATAGTCACCGTCGAACATCTCCAGGTTGGCGGCCATGAGCGCCGCGCCAGCATAGAGCGATGCGATCGGGTCGTTGGGGTCGATGCCCATGCCAGCCGCCGTCTGCGGCATGAACTGGGCGATGCCAGTCGCGCCCGCTGGTGACGTGCGCCCAACCTGAAAGCCCGACTCCTGCATGATCTGGTTGAGGTAGATCTGCGGGTCGATGCCGTACGCCTCGGCAGCAGCGATCGCGACCGGGGCATACTGCGCGACGGTCATCGCTTCATCTTCCGACGTGCGCGTTTCGTCGCCTTCTCGTCGCGGTAGGCGCGCAATTCCACGCGGTAACGCTTGCGCGGCAGCCGTTCCTCGATGGTGTAGTAGCCCTTGCGATCCTCTGCGCCAGCGCGCAACACGCGGAAGTCGATGCGATGCACGAGCCCGCAGTCGCAGCACTCCATCAGGTAGCCGCGCATCCGCGGCGTGACGCGCTCACCATCAAGCACCTGCTTCATACGCCACGCTCCAATGGACTCGTGCCGATGTCCTCGATGAACTGTCTGACCTTACGCTCGTACCAAGGCGCGCTGTACGCCTCACACACCATCCGCAGTGCGTCCATCACGCCGCGTTGCGAGTAGTCCACAAACTCCCCAATGCGCTGCCCGCGTGTGTACTTCACGTCGCCGTAGGTGCCACCGTCCATGTCCAACGTCTCGCCGTAGATCGCCTGCATGAGCGCCACCGTCTCAGTGACGAACTGCTCCTGTACGGCGTCGAGCATGTCGATGAACGGTGGGTTAGGCATCTAGGCTGCTCCACGCCTGACGATGCGCCAATCATCTGCGTACTCACGCCATGGCGGCAGCACCGGGATGAATGTCCCGACCTGTTCAGGTCCGAATCGCTCGTACCACTCCTCATCGCTCATACCGCGCGTTGCGATTACGTGGCACGTCCCGACGCGCTCCACATACGTCACGCCGTCATGGATGAATGACGGGTGCTCGTGGCCCCGCTCGCATGTAACCGTGTTCATACTGGCACTCCTGCCATCCCCGGCGCGCGTGATCCCAACTGGCCTTGAAGCGTCGGTGCCATGCCCATGCCGGGCTGCCTCATGCCTACCTCGACCGGGACGTTACCGGGCTGCTGCTGTGGTGGCCCACCGGGGGCAGCGGGTGACTGTTGCTCCCCGGTGGGTGCCTGCGATTGTGGCACCATCGAAGCCATCTGCGCCTGCATCGCCATCTGCTCGGCCGTGGCGATCGCGAAGTTCTGCGACTGCCGAATCATCTGCGCCGTGATCTGGCCCTGCGCCGCAAGGTACGCGTTGTGCAAGGCGGAGCCGGGCATGATCTTGTCTGACGCCCCGTACAGGTAGAGCTGCTTCATGGCCTGGACGTGCATGTCGATCTCTGCCTGTCGCGGGTCTTGCACCTTCGCGTAGGACTCGAAGTACTCGCGGTCGTTGATGAGCCCCTGTGCGCGCTTCTCCATCCCCAACTGCTCCCACACGAGCCGCGCCTGCGGGTCTGCGATCTCCTGGTTGACAAGGATGGAGTCGGTGAGGTCTTCGGGGTCGAACTCGACCAGCGCCCTGAGCGGCCGTGAATCGCTCTTGAAGTTCGCGAGCGGGTAGAAGTACAGCGTCTCGTCCAACTGGCGCAGCCAGCCGTGACACATCAGCATCACTTCTTCAGCACCGCGGGCCTGGTTGTCGACGGGCTGCTCTAAGTTCTGGTGCGACTGCTCGATCATCAGCTGCGCGTGCCATGCGGCCTCGCTTGTGCCGCCCTGCCCCTGCGCGGCCGGCGCGGGCATCGCCATCGCTAGTTGTTCGAGGTAGAGCTTCAGCAGCTCGTCCGAATCAGCCGTCTCGATCGTCAACTGGCGCAGCGTGCCGGGATAGGCCGCCGCTTCCTTCGGGTCGAGACCCGGCACTGTCTCATTCGAGAGCAGCAGCGGCTCGCCGTCCTCGCCGCGGAGGATCGTGCCGTCCTTCATCTCCACCACCCAGCGCGGCGTGAGGTTGATCGCGGTGGCGTTGCTTCTCAGGCTCTCGATCTGGTTGATGAGCGGCACGTACGCCATCACCTGCGACAGCGGTGTAGCGAACTCCATGCCGGGGATGTCGGTGTCGGTGCGCATGAACGGCACTTCCACGATCGGCACCGCGGGCACGCCTCGCACCATGCAGCCGTGATTACCACGCCACACGATCTTGCCGCCGTCCACGCTCGACCCACCCGGCACGATCATCACGATGAGCTCAGTGCGGTTGAAGAACTTGACGAGCGAGTACGTCGAGCCGAGCGTCCCGCCCTCGGGCGGCTCGCCAGTCGTGATGCCACCGTCGATCGCGCCATTCTTGTTCAAGAACAGCCCGTATTGCTCTTGCAGTTCCGGTGGGGTGAGAGCGCGCTTCGCCGCACTGACCGCCAGCGGAGAACCGGGCGCTAATGAGTGGGCCGGTATGACCTCGGTGATGCACGCCCACTTGATGCCGTCCGCGTCGCGCTCTCTAAGCACCATGTCACGCGGATACGCCTTCAACACGAAGAGGCTTTTGCCGTCCTCGGCGTTCTTGCGCATCGCAGCCTTGCGTCTGGCCGCCCACACATCGCCCGGCTCCGCATACATCACCTTGCCGTGGACGGTCGTACGCTTGCTAGGACTGAGCTTGCCCAGCTTCGCCATCATGGCCGCTTCGTCTGAGTCCTCGATATAGATGCGGTCGGGCAATCCGAATGTGGCATCCCGTGGCATGACGTGGAGATAGCCAACCCCGCCCGTGGTCTGCGCCCACGCACACGCGCGCTGCGCCTCAGCCCCGCCCATTGCCTCCCACAACTCCGCGTTGAGCCGTTCCTGCTTCGCCGCGGTCTTGTCCACCATGACGTGCAGCTCGTCCTTCTCGGACAAGGGCGTCACCTTGAAGTCGGGACGGTTGCCGGCGATGCGTGAGACGTAGTGCTGCGTGGCCTGCATCGGTGCGTCCGACATGGCCTTGAACGTGAGTTGCGACTCGTGCCACGGCGGCGGGATGAGCGTCCCCACCTCGGAGTCCGTAACGGCCAACTGCGTGCGGTTCACGAGCGCGCGCCAGATGCGCACCCGCTGGTTCACCTCGGCATAGCGACTGTTCGCGTCGCTGATCAACTCCTGGATGACGCGCTCCGACAGCAGCATCTCAGCCATCTACGAGCGCCTTGCTTAATCGCAGCGTTTCCATGTGGTCACGGATGAGCGCGAGGCGTTCTAGCCAGTAGTCCCACGCGCCTTCTTCGTCGCCCATCGCCACGATCATCGCGCGCTTCAAGTCCGAGACATCCAAGAACTGGATGAGCAAGCGGTCTTTCTCAGTCATGTCGCGTTCCCATGACGGAACGTAGTCCTCAACCAAGAGCCCTGCCCGTTCGTAGATGCATGACGGAGTGCATCAGCCCCACTACAGACCTAGTCCTTTGTAGAAAGCCCATCCCAGCCCATAGGCGGCTGTCCCGACAGCGAGGCAGGCACCTAGTCCTATTACGCCATATTCACGTGTCACGCCGAAGATGAGCGCGCCTAGAGCTCCAAAGATGAGCAGCAACATGAAGCCCCACAACAACCGCGCTATGTGATCGCCTATCCCGGTTATCGTCATACGGCAATCCTCGCGAGCGGCTTCCCTGCGAGTGACAACTTCGGTAACGCGGGCCCAGGATCGTGCAGCATCGCCATGATCTCCATGACCGCGTATCTCCTCGCGTCCTGCGCGTCCGCGTGGTGGTCGACGGGCGTCTTGGTCGCGTACCGCGTCTTGTCGTTTGGGTCGACCGCATCCCGCCACCGGTAGCCGGGAAACTCCGCGATAGAGTTAACACACGACGGGTCGATAGTCAGACGGTCGTTCTCTAAGAGCGTGGCCGTGAGGTTGAAGCCGTCCTTGCGCGAGTTGTTGGCCGCGTGCGCGGGCAGCCCGAACTGGCTCACGAGCGTAGCTGTGACTGTCGCCTGTTCGGGTGGACACTCGATCGCGTCGCAGTTGTAGTGGCTCAGGAACCCCCCGATTTCTTCGACGGGTACTGGGCCACGGCGATAAAACTCCCCGTATTGGTGGACGTGGTGATTTGCATCGAGACCGAGGATGACCACTGCCGTAGGGTCGCCCCCACCAAGGTCGACACCGGCAACGATGCGCCTGCATTGAACCAAGGGCACTTTCTCACTTCGGACATGCTTCGCCTCATTCCACATCGGGTACACGAGCCCGCTTCTCGCTACGAACGCCTGCGCGTCGGTGTCGGCATAGTAGGCATCGAACTCCTCGGGCAGCCCTTCGTACGCCTGCCGCTCACGCTCCAGCCATGCCCGGTCGCGCCCTGGTCGCACGCTCCACGGGATGAACCGCGCCGTGTAGCCGGTCTCACCGCGCTTTGAGGCCCAGTAGACCAGCGGGAACCAGCCGTTAGGGCCTAAGCCTGGGTCTGCCGTGGAGAGCGCTATGAACTGCCCGCCAGCGGAAATCGTGGGGCGGATGGCGGCGTAGTTCTGCGCCGCGTAGGGGTGGAAGTGGGCCTCGTCCATGATCACGACCTGGAACGTGAAGGACACGCCCGCGTCAGGCGTCGATGGGAACGCCATCACCTTGCCACCTGACGGATACGTGATGTCGTCCACCCGGATCGTGGCCCCCACCTGCATCCACTCTGGCAGATGCGTCTCCACGAACGCGGTCTTGGCTAAGAGTTCTCTCGCCTCGAGTTGGCCCTTGGAGATGAGCGCCACCATCGCCCCGTTACGGGCCTTCCAGTCGGCATAGGCCGCCACCAGCCACGAGTAGCCCAACTGCCTGTCCTTGAGGTCGATCTCCGAGGCCCCAGAGGCCCACGCCTGAGCCTGCTCGATGAGGTACGGCCACGGCTGCCACTTGGTCACCACCGGGTTCAGCGGGTCGTCTGAGCGGAGCTTCACGAAGTCGAGGAAGTCGATGAAGTTGCGCCGGCACAACTCCTCGGTCGCGAGCATCGCGAAGGCACGCTCCTTGGTGAGCGTGGTCACTCGTTGAACCGCTCACGCACGATGCCATCGTCGTCGCCGGACTCAACGCCTGAGCCGCCTCGCAACACCTCGAAGCGCGCACCCACTGCCCCGACGCGTTGACAGCCCTTACAGCGCAGGATCATCGCTTCGTCGTCGTAAGGCTCGAAGTCGATGGCCGAACCACCCGCGAAGGGCGTACGCGTGATCGAGACATGCTCCACAGCCTCGTTCAGCGAGTGCCCCTGCTCCACGAGCTCACCGACTTCGGCCTGCGCCTCTGGTGACTTGAGCGCCTTCACCTGACGGTGTGTGATTTGCTTCACACCTGTCTCACCGTGAGACACCCCTACAAGCTGTAGGGTCACGTTCATCTGGTCAATGAGCCGGTAAGCGTGGCCGCGTGACTTCGAGAACTCGGCCATCACGTAGCGAGCCATGCTCGTATAGCCGAGCGCAGCCCAGCCCTCGCGTTCCTCGACCTCACGCAGCCGCACCATGCCGGCGTCCCATGTGTCCTGTGCGTCCTCGAACTGGTTGCGGATGGCGTCGGTCTCTGCCCGCGCCTCGGCCTCGCTCATCACCACCACGGCCTGTACTGAGAGCTCGTTCACGTCAGACGGGCTTTGGCATCGCGCAACTCACTCTCAGACATCTCAGCCACCAGCCCGAGCACCTGAGCTCGTAATTGCACGTTGACATCGTGCTTCTCGGAGAACTGCGAGAACTGCCTAACGAGAGTGGCGAGGTTTGCCGTGGCCGTGCGTGGATCCTTCATCTCCATGATTGGCTCGCCGGTCACGGGGTCGATGATCGGGCCGAACATGCCTAAGACGGGCGTCATAGATGTGCCGTACTCGATGAGCTCGAGCGTCTTTGTGACCGCGTAGGCAGCTGTGTTCTCGGCCTGAATGACCTCTGGTGAGCTTTTAGCCACGATACGGAGCACGTTAGCGCGCACCTTAGCCTTCTCAGCGGCTAAGACTGGTTCGTCCTTAGCGCGCTTCAGGAGACGAGAAGCGGTGACGTAGGCGGATTTGGGGGAGTACCCAGCACGAATCGCGGCTTGGGTGCCGTTTTGGTCAACGGCGTACTCAGCGAAGAAACGGCGCTGCTTTTCAGATGGAGCCAATGCGGAGCGCCCCCGGTAGCGGTGGTTATGTTAGACCAGATTTGGCCTTTGCTGGTAGTGCCCTCTTAGGTCGTGGCTATCTTGGGCTTCATACCACCGTCCGTAGCGCCTCGACCAAACCCCGCATCGACACCCGCACGTCGATTACCACCTCGTCGTCGTATGCGGTCGGCTTACCTTCGTCGTCCTTAGCAGTGCCATCGTGAGAACAAAAGAACGAGTAGTAACCCCTCCCCGCCAACACTCCAACCAAGCGGTGCTGTAATTCGTGCAGATCGTCATCCGTCAGTGGCTCGCTCATTCTGTCGCTTCCTCTACTGGCTCTAGCTTAAACGGTTGGGGGTGGAATTCCCTGTAGATCGCGTCGTACTGCGGCTTCGCGGGCGGGCCAATGAAAAAGATCGCGTCACGCGAGAACGCGGCCAAATACCACTCCTCCTCAGTCACCCAAACCGGCACACCGAACAACGTCCCCATTTGCTTCATCCCTTGTCCTCTACTGGCTCTAGAGCAGCGGCAGTCCAAGGCCAGCAAGCATCGTCGCCATCAGAGCGATCGACGTGCGACCAGAACAGCGGAGCGTTCACCCTAACCGGCTGCAACATGCCGCTCCTCCAACGCCTTCTCAATCAGCGCGAGCGCCGCGCCAGAGGTAATTTCACGACGGCCAATCCTGATCACCCGCCAGCCGGCGAGTTCTAATTGCGTGTATTTATCGAGGTCTTTCGTGAAGCCAGCGCCGGTCTGGTGCCGTCCGCCATGGGCGTCCCACCTCACGCCCTCGCACTCCACGATCACCCGCTGGGCTGGCCAGGCGAAGTCCACGCGAAAGTCGCGCGTGTGGTGGTACAAGATCGGCGTGTGCGTGAGGTTCGTGTGCTTCTTCCGTGGCAACTCACAGCACCACATCGGATGGAACTCCCGTACTGGCTCGGGATAGGGCCACGCGGTACTACGCGACATCAGCGCTAGATGCTCTGCTAACCGTTCCTCTAGCTTTGAACTCACCTATTGACACCTATCCATGTACATGTCTATAATGACTCCACAAGGGAAGGGACAGAACAATGACCAGCAAAAACTCCATCCGATGCAACTGCCAAGCACGCCGATTCGCCACCGAGACAGTCAAGGTTTCGATTCACATCATGGGCCAGTACCGCGACGAAGTCCGGGCAATCCCGATGTGCCACGAGTGCGCGGAGGCGACCCGTGCCAACGGGCTCGCAGCCTGAGCCGTACTCGCGCGAGTGGCACGAGACCCGCATGGACGAGCACATCAGCAAACTCGCTGAGGCCGTCCAAGGGTGGCTCGACCGCGATCGCGAGGACTGGCGCTCATCAAACCGCGCCGCTGGTCGGCTCCAACTAGTCATGCGGGCCGTCTCTGCGGAAGCGTCGGACATCGCCGCGATCGACTCACATGATCGCTGGTGGGGAGTGAGAGCGATCCGTGACTAACAGACTGCTGTCCCAAAACACGCTTGCTTGGGAAAATTACTGTGCCGAACCACACTTCGAAGGCGGCGACCGCCGACAGGACTTCGATAATGGCTGGGACGCCGCACTCGACCAACGCGATCCATCGATCCGACTCGCCTTCGACTTGCTCGACGCCTGGGAACAGTCCTCCGCCGCGAGTGAAGCCACCGACCTCGCAGACGAAACACTGCAGTTCCTTCAGTCGTGGGGTCTTCGTCGTGCCTGACAAGCACATCTGGCTCACAACTGAGGCTAGCGCCCACCTGCGGACGCTCGCGGAACGCTGGGGCCTCTCAGACTCCGCGACGATCGCCGAGGCGCTACGCCTAGCCATTACGTGTACACCCTGACCTCACTCACCGGCCCTAGCACGAGCTCGATGACCTCGACGCGATCCGGCTGCTCCCGCCTGCGCTTCGCGAGCGTCTGGTTCATGGTCTCGTGCGCCGCCTGCGGGGAATCAGCCTCAATCAGCGCTGCCATTGGTATCCAGTACCTGCTCACAGCGCTAGTACCGACTGCCGCAAGCGCTCCACGGCGATCTTGCAGTAGTCCTCGTTGATCTCGATCCCGATGGCGCGTCGGCCGAGGTCTTTTGCTGCTCGCAGGGTCGTTCCCGATCCCATGAACGGGTCGGGCACCAGCCCGCCGATCGGTGCGTGCTTGCCTATGAGATGCGCTAGGAGCTCGACCGGCTTCTGCGTCGGGTGCTCGCGCAGTTGCGAGCGCACGGGCGGGTAGCCGGTGATCACGGCACCGTCGCGCTTGCCGTCGATCGCGCGGCGACCACGGACGCCGTACAGGATCACCTCATAGTCGCGGGCGTACTCCATGTCTGTGTCTCCCATGCCGCCGCGATCCTTGTACCAAATCAGTGCGTTCTTGATCGCGAAGAACGGCGAGGCTGCATCGTAGAAGTCTGGCCAGCTCTCCCAATGACAGAACAGCAGGTAGTGAGCCTCCGCGCTCATCACATCGCGCGCCTCATGTAGCACTTGCCGCACCAAGCGGATGCCCTGACGCGCGCCGTCAGCCGAGACGTTCGCGTCCACCCCACGGAACCCACCGAAGGCCATACCGTAGGGCGGATCGGTCACGAACAGGTCAACGGAACCCGCCGCCAGAGACGGCAGAACATCGCGGCTGTCCCCGTGGTAGATCGTGATCCCGTCCTGCTCGTAGTACGGCTCTATCACCGCGGCAACGTGCGCCCACGGTCGCGCTCCATCGCCTCTAGCCTCACGTAATGGTCGAAACAGAGCGGGTAACGCGGCCCTGCTGGCTCCCCGCACTCCACCCCCTCATGTATCCACATGCAGCCGTTCATCGTGGTGGCAACGTCCCAGGACGGGCGTAGAGCCACCATTGAGGCATCTCGGGATGCGGTGAGCGCTCAATCTGGCGGTGCACGTAGGCTCCGTAGATGGCGTCCCGTGCCACCCCTCGCGAAACGCCCATGCGCTGCGCGATCTCGTTGAGCATCACCCACTCCCCTGCCTCGATCACTCCCGCAACCAACTCCCGCGGGCGCGTCATGGATGCCTCCCATCGGTCGATGAGCGAGTAGGAGTCACGTCGGCGCCCTCCAAAGAATCTCCCCAGCCTCCCCGGGGGGACAGTCTTGTGCGACTGCTTGCCGACGTGCCACCTACCCGATCCTCAACCTCCACTAGTTCCAATGCGTCACAGACCATGCAGTACGCATTGCCCTCGTCGTCCTCGACCAGCCGCCCACGACACGCACGAAGCTGCACGACGCCGCGCGGCGCGCGCGGGCACGGTGGTCGTCGCCGCGCGGCACGCGCTTGCCGCCTAGCGGCAACGTAAGCCTCCCGGCACTCCTGGCAGTGCGGGACGCCGTGGTACGTCTCCCACCTGTAGCCGGTTGGCGTCCCGTGCTTTGCTGGCTGCACGTTCACGGGCGGCAGTGTATCGCGCATTACTGACGAGTTATTCACAATGTGTGAGTAGGCTGTGGATATCTTGGAGGTGCCCCATGCCTGACATGCTTTGCTCCCTCTCCCTCTCTGGCTGGCACGTCCCGACACGTAAGGGCGGGGCCATGCAGTGCGCCTGCGGCTACTTGCCCACGCGAGCCGAACTGCGAGAGTTGGAACTGGCACAAGAGCGCTTCCTTCGCCAGGAGTACCGCGACCGCATAAAGGCGGGACTGCCGCTCTAGAGCCACTGCGGGAGCATGGCGATCGCGTACATCGCACTCGTCACGAACACGACTATGGCTATCCCTTGCACCGTGTCCCTAACGAACGCCCGTATGCGCTCGCGCCTCTTGTAGCGCGCCCTTCTCGCCATGAACCAGTCGCCTTGCCTCACCGTCGGCCAGCGTCCGCTACGGCGCGCGCGGCGGCATCGGCTGAGACCATCCCCACCGTTCCAGCATCCACGCCAGCCTGAAAGCCCTCGCGGTAGCCATCGACAAAGCCATCAACAGCCTGAACGATCTCGTTTCGCGGCCACCCGAGCGCGCGCAACGAATCACGGTACTTCTGAATCGCCTCGTTCTCGCTCATGACAACAACCCACCCCTCCCAGCCGCCCGCATCTCAGCCCTGTAGCCAGGGTCAGAGTCGATAGACGCGCGGCTGCGTGGCGGTGCTACGTGGAGCCCGTGATGGGTGCGCTCGCACTGCTCGCAAAGAGCGTGCCCACAGAGCCGGGAGCGCGAGGCGATGTTGCCCTCCTGCGTCCCGCAGTCGTGGCAGGTGAGGGTGGTGGTCATGCGACTGCCGTAGGCGCGGGGTCGTAGTCGAACGTGAAGCCGAAGTCGCGGCAGGACTCGCGCAGCGCCTCGGCGTCCTCGATGATCGCGGCTATCGCCACACGCGCCGAGAGCGACCGCGCCGCGCCCTGAGCCGCCCCCAACTTCACAACCGCCTGACGAATCAGGTCGTGTGCCTCAGTCACCTGAACAGCCGCTAGATGCTCTTGCCTAGTCATTCCTTGCTCCCTTCCAACCCACCGAGAGCATACACCTATCTGTCAACTACTCGCTACACCTGCATCCTCACCTTGGGGAGTAGCGGGCACGAAGCCTCGACAACCGAACATCGGTGAGTGGCACATGTGACCGAGCGGACAGCCGCAGTTGAGACAAATCACATCGTCCTCGGGATGCCGCCACTGCGGGCGATTGTCCTTTCGGCGGAATCTCGACAAGAGCGCCCTCACTCCTTGCCCCCTTGGGGAGTAGCGACAAGGGCGCGCTCTATCCAGTCGTTGCCTAAAACGCGGGCGATGATCTCGTGGATGTGGTCGTTCTTTGAGAACAACCCAATCTCTACCAGTGCTGCTCTGAGTCCTCCACCTGCCTGCGCGTAATCAGACAGCCGTTGTGGGCCGTGTCGCGTGCAGAACCAGCCCACGTCAGCGGCGCGCGCCTGAGCGAGTCCTGCCCGGCATTCACGGCATTCAGGGCGGGCCTCGTCGCCTCCACCTACCTGTACTGCTCGCTCGGCTTCGGTGGAAGCAAGCACGTTCCAAAGCGGGTGCAGACGGCAGCCGTTCTGAATGTCCCGCCAGTGCGCGCCGCACGAACCGCAGTAGTCCTCGCCGTCGCCAAAGCCGACCGCCAAGCGAGCCGCGTCTAACGCCGTGAACGTTCCCGTTTCATCGTTCGCCTGCGGTACTGCTCGCACTCGGCGGCGCTCGATGGACTCGGCTATGACTTGCGGAAGGTATCCCGATGCGTATGGCGTTGTGACGCCGGGGCTGTGCACGTACCAAAAGAGCCCGTTCCCGTTCGCAAACTCCGTAGCGGAGGCGTCAATGTGTACCTCACGTACGTCGTCGTCCTCATCGCGTGGGTCGTCAGCGGCTTGCATACGACGTCCTCTCTCCGCAATCTTGGCCTGCCTTACCGCCTCAGCGCGTTCGCTGTAATCAGGCATTGCGGTCGTCCTCTTGGACTAGGGGGCGGGCGGGCGTGATCTTCCCGCACTCACACGTCGCCGCGCCGTTGCGGAAAAGATGGGAACCGTTGCCATCGATCTCGTCGCCACACGTCCGGCTTTGCCTTTATTCACTTAGATCGGCCTCATTTTCTGGGCAGCCGTTCGCTTTTCTGGGCAAGTTTCCCGCGCCCTCATGTGCCTCAAAAGTGGCCACTGACTTCCGGGGCCGCCCTCGACGCGGTTTCGCCTGTCCTATATCGTTTATCACTACATTCAGTTCCTTGATCCGTGCTTGGTGCGCGTCGATTCGGGCAAGAGCAATGTCCAGCGTTTCCTTACAGGCCGCTAATTCAGCCTCCTCCGCATCAAGCGCCTCGAAAAGCACACGAACATTAGCACCGAACATCTGTGCTCCAATCGCACGGTAAATCTCCGTTGTATGTTCTCGACATTCGGCGTATATTTCGGGGCGGAGGTTCCCGCCCATGCCCGATCCTGGATCGCCCGTAGCACGTGGACTGCTCGCTGAGTTGGCTAAAGAAGAAGCCGCTCTGATGGACGCGTATCGCGACCTGCGCGATGTACAAGTGAAATACGACATTGCTGAGCGGCGGTTCGCCGCGATACGCGACGCCGTAGCCACCTACGTGGAGGGGAACCCATACGCGAAAGACGTGGTCTGGCCACTGAACGAGGGCAGCCTTGCCCAGCCCGGCTTCCGAGGGCGGTTCCGCTTCGCTCGGATGAACGTGCTCGACGCCGTCGAGTGGGCACTTGGAGAATCCGACAAGCCCCTGGCCGTCATCGACATAGCAGTCATCCTTGCGGATGGCGGCCTGCCTGTGACCCCCCGCGCCGTCAACGCATCTCTGCTTCAGGCAAAGCGCGTAGAGCGTCTGACTCGTGGGGATGGGGAGGTCATGTATCGCCTGCGTGAAAGCGAGGTCGATCCAGCAGATCTGCCGTTCTGAGGGAAGTCCCCTAGGGCAGGCCACCGGCCGGTAAGCAAGTCGGCCTGCCCCAGAGTCAACCAATGGTTTGGGATCACGACTGATTTCGGCGGCGATCATCGGTAGTAGTCCTCAGCAATGAGGATTTGGGCATAGCCCGGATCGCTTTCAAGCCAATCGTCAGTGACTTCGGCACGGGCGACATAGCCCATCTCGGATAAGACTCTCGCGAGTTCCCGGTATGGCGCGGAATCTGGACACCCTGATGAATAGGTGACTACCAAACCCTTGATTGCCTGATGGTTCAGGAGTGCCCCTGCGTACTGCGATCTCCACCCCGCCGCCGTGAGCAGACTTTCGAGTTCGCGCATGAACCGCTCGTTAGCCACTGTATCCGGAGCCAGCTCAATCCCAATCTGCGCGGGACAAGCACGTAGCCGCCGAACGGCTGCCGGATACGAGAGTTGTTTATTCCGCGTGGCATCCCTCAGCGCCATGACGAAAGCAATCAGGAACCACGAACCAACCGCGTAGAACGACCACTTGCTCGGGTCTGCCTGATTCGGCACGACCAAGTTCGACAGCACCAACTCAAAGAGCAGTAGTTTCCAATCCACAATCGCTCTAACGAACGCGCTCATCAGGCGCGCTCCAAACCATCGGGCGAGAGGCCGACTCCGCATGACCGGGAGTTTCGCGTCTTTTCTGGGCAGCCCGAAGGTTTTTCGGGCAGACGGTTGTTTTCGGGCAAAGCCCCACACGTCCCGCGGCGTGGGCCTTCTTCTACAGCGGGGCGCTGGTCAGGCACGATTTGACTCCTTCGCACGGGCTCGCGCTCGACGGACGACTGCTTCGACTGCGTTCTGAAAGCCGATGAGCAGGTGATAAACCTCGTGCCAGTCATCAGCCTTTAGTGGCTGGTCAACGAGCGACCGATTACGCAGACGGCGTGGGGCTACAGCGGGGCGCTCAGGGACGGTCATGGCTTCAAGTCCTTTAGTGAAATCACAAATCCGTGCTCGCGGCCCCAGGTGAGCCCGTCCGACGTGACCCACGAGTTACACGCGTTGCAAGCGGCCACCGCGGGCGCGAGCCGTAGTGACGCCTTCAAGCCACCCGCACGGCCACGCGGTAAGACCTCGTGAAGCGCCTCAGCCAGTCCGGTGCAGACCGGCGAGAGGATCTGGCACGGCGTCCCCTTCGCCTCGCGGGCTGCCTCGTCATAGCCGCTCTCCTTGCGGAACGCCCGCATCCCCCTGGACATCGGCTGCAGGCCAGCGCGCGTCGCGTCCTCGTAGGCGTGGAAGCTCGGATGCCAGCGCGAATGCACGCTCGCACTCTTGCTCGCCTCACACACCGCACAAGGCTTCGCAGCCACTAGCCCCATCCTCGAATCGCGGGGTGAGGCGGCGGCTTCACGACGATCAGGCCGCGACTGTTCGCCTCGTCAGCCCATGACCACTCAGAGCCGTCCGCGCAGTGATGCGGCCCCTCGTGGCGCGGCAGAAGCTCGCAGATGCTCGACTTGTAGCCCTTCTTCGGATTCGGGACGACGTTCCCGCAGTAGTCCGCCTTCATCAGTCGCCCACCAGCACTGGCTCGAAGTCGCATAGTGGCAAGCTGCCGTACACGACTGCGTACATGGTGTTAGGCCCCATATGGCGCACGTTGATGCGGGCGTACCCGCAACGGTGGCACGGGTCGAAGTCGGACAGATGCACCGCGTACCACCGCCGAGCGCCGCGATTCGAATGATGCAGCGCCTTCCACACCGTATCTGCGTTATGCAAGACCTCAGCCATCACCACGGCCACCTCTCCCGCAGTCGCTCAAAGAAGCCCCGCGCCGGCTCCACTGGCAAGTTCCACGTATGCCCGCTCAACGGGATGCGGTCCTGGATGGCTTGGAAGTCGGCGGTGCGTTGGTCGGGAGCAAAGCCTCCAGCGTCACGCCAAGGGCGTCTGCTAGCCGTCGCAACGACTGGACGTGCGGCTGGTCTCTGCCGGTCTCGTACTTCCATATTTGCTGGCGGCTTAGCCCGGCGAGCTCTGCGAGTTGCGCCATGCTGAGATCCCGCCGCTGCCTCAACTGGCGTATCCGCTCCCCCAGCGCCTTCGCCTGATTCACTACCGCCATCCATTGCCTCCCCCTGTCCTCATGCCTGAATGCTGTACTCGACGCCAGCCGCGATCAGCACGGCGGCCTCGAAGTCGTCCAGCCACGGCCCGCCTCGATGGTCACCTTCGTCCTTTGGTTTCAGCCACGATCGCCACTGCAGGGGCCGTGCCTCATCAACAAACAACGTCATCGCGACGACACGCTGCTCCTTCGCCGCTGCACGGATCGCGTCCTCGTGTGATGGCTCTAATGCGAGAGCGAGCTGCCCCTCTACCCCTCCAGCCATTTCACTCACTCCCTAGGGCTTTAGGTTCGCGCGGATCCACGCGAGCATCCGTGTGTATCGCTCCTCTGGCGTGAAGTGGCCGAGTATGTCGTCGTTGCGCTCGATGAGGTTCCAAGCGAGCGTAAACGCTAGCCCTAGGTGGTTTTCTGCCCAGCGCGCCTGCTCGTCCGCGCTCGTCTCCACCTCGTCTCGCCAGTCGCTCGTGTCGTTGTACTCAGGCGGGACGTGGCGGGCCTCGCCCTTCCAGATGGCATACGCGCCAAGCACGCACGCTTCCACGTCACCATCGTCCTCGCCTACGGAGCAGAACAGGTCACGGGCGAGCCGTGGCTTCGGCAGCGCCAGCATCGCCGCTTCTAGTTCACGTAGCACCTTCTGGCCGCGCTTACTCTCGACGGTCGCGCGCGAGTTGCGTTCCCAGCGTCCGCTTGCGAGCAGCCCATACACGTCGTCGTAACCGTCGTATGCAGCACCTGTAACCCTACTCACCGGCGTCTCCTTGAGGTCTCGATCCGTTCTGGACGCGCCACCGTGTCACCCGATCCGGATCCGGATCTCCCCTCAGACTGAGAACTCAGATCAAGATCAAGAGAAGAAGATCCGGAAGGATCGGGCGTCACCATGACGCCCCTACGTTGACGTGAGAGTAGGTAGGGCAGGCCGACATAGAGGGTGTAGGTGGTGGAGGTGCGGTTCGTCGCGCCGACTTCGTTGTAGATGAGTCCGCACGCCTCTAGCTCGCGGAGCGCCCGCTGGACGGTGCGCCGGCTGAGGCGCGTCTGTTCCGCGATCGTCCCGACGGCGGGCCAAGCCTGACGCGCGAACTTGTCCGCGTAGCTCGCCAGACAGACGAGCACGGCCTTTTCGGATGCGAGGATTGGTCGGTCGCCACATGTATCGACCGCCAGCGCGGCCACCATTGCGTCCAGAGACACGAACGCCTCCACCACTGAGGTGAAGGCGCTGGGGAAGACGCGATCACCCGCCGGAATCGGGCTGGAAAAGCACCGCCTAGGGGCGGGCGAGGCGATTCCGGCGCATCGTCCCGCCCCCCAGCAGCGTCGCAATCGTAGCACTAGCGGGCAGCCTGTCGAAAGTGGTCATGACGAGAGCCACCCACCGCCCCACAGACGCACTGGCTGGGGATGCCTCGTACCTGCTCCTGGCGGATCTCCTCGAGGATGGCCGCCTGCTCCCTGACCACCACTGGCTTCGGCTCCTGGGCTTCGATGTGGGCTAGTAGTGCCTCGATGTGGTCACAGAACGCCGGGTCGTACTCGCGTCGGCTGGCGACCTCGATAAGCGCGCTCACGTAGAGCCGCTGCATTGCGAACTGACCAGCCCACTCCTCACCGATGATTCGCTGCTCGTTCACACGCGGACTCCCTGCTTCTCAAGCTCCCTGACCACCACTAAGGCCAGCCCCATGTACCAGGCACGCTCTCGCTGCTCAGCGGTCATGGAGTGTCCAAGTCTTGAATCAGCAGTAGAACCTCGCGGATGGTGTCATTCACGCGGACGTAATCGGCTTCGTCGTCCTCGATGCGAGTCCACGCGGAGAACCAGATGCGGGTGCCGCCGCTTTCCGCATCGGGCGCCAGCCACGCGATGCGGTCAACGTTCACGTAGACCATCCGATCGTTCTGCTCCAGCGAGATAAACCTCATGCTGGCTCCGGCTGCCCTAGCACGACCTCGTTGATCCGCTGGCGGGCCTCCGCGAAGTCCGTGATCTGCGAGGGGTTCTGGACGTGCAACACCTCGAGGATTTGCCCACGCCCCATCCCGTGCGCCTCGAGCGCCCAGTTGAAGAACTCGCCTACGTTCTGGAAGCCACCAGACGCGCTAGGTTGAGGCTGAGCGGCCTGAGTAGCCGCGCGTGACGCCTGAGCCATGCGCGAGGCGCTACCGAACGCCTTGCTCGCGTCAGGTCTGTCCTGAGCGAACCTGGCCACCTCGCGGTTCGCCTGCTGGCGCTTGTTCGCCACCTCATCCTGCGAGGCGATCGAGTTGTCCACCTTGAAGCCGAGCGCAGCGATGGCTCTGCCCCACGCGCTCGTCTCGCAGTTCTCGATCTCGCTCCCCAGCGTGTACGGCGTGGAGCCCGGTATCTGGAGGCTCGACCACCCCACGCCTGGGCGCGCGTCGTCGGCGGTGCGGTAGGCATGGGCACCAACCCAGATCCGGGGGATGCCGTCGGGGTCGGACGTCGCCCGAACCTCGGCCGTCACGAGGCGCCCATCGGGGTAGGCGGCG